TCTAACAAGGGTGGAAGCCGACAAGGAAGGCGGCGGCAGTGTTACGATTGCAAAGCTGGCTGACCAGATTGTAGTACGGGAAGAAGCGGACATTGATAAGATTGCGCGGGCGTTGGTCAGAAATATGCAAAATATGCGAGAAAGCTTTGTAGGCGCATAAGGAGGGGAGAATATGTTTGAATTCTGGTTGAAAAATCAAATGAAGGGTACAAGCATGATGCTTCCTGTTACGCTGGACGGCTACGAAAACAGCTTTGGCAGAGAAATAGAGACGGTCAGGGCTACAGACAAGGGAGACATCAATGTGCTGGGCAAAACAAAGCCCCAGAGTCCGAGTATATCCGGTTTCTTTCCAGAGAATGACTATAGCTTTTGCAGGAGCAGCGGCATCAGCGCAAATACGGCAATGGACTATGTAGAAACATTAAAAGCATGGATGGATGATGGGGACATTGTGCGTGTGGTTGTGGCTGATGACAAAGGCGCAAAAATCAATGAGCAGTTCTATATTGAGTCAATCGATTACAGCTCAAAATATGAGGATAACGGAGACATTCCGTTTACGATACGATTTCGGCAATATGTTCCGCTGAATGTTTTGACGGTTCAGAAAAGCAGCACTGCAAACGCTGCCAGAAAAGACACCTCCACGGCGAAAGCAAAGGCAAAGACGTATACCGTGAAAAAGGGAGATAGCCTGAGTGCTATTTCGAGAAAAATGTATGGGGATGCAAGTAAATGGAAAAAAATCTATGAAGCAAACAAAGGCGTGATTGGGAAGAATCCGAATTTAATCTATCCGGGGCAGAAATACACAATACCATGATGGGAGGTGGAAGTTATGGCAATGCGGGCATTTCATATCAATAAGGATGGCGTGAAAACGGAGGTTACGGGAGTTATTACGGAGCTGACGATCAGCGGAGAGTACAGAAGCTGCAGCAGGAGCTGTACATTCGGCGTGGTGCATGGATACAGCGACCAGCGCACATGGATTACCCAGATGGAGGTAGGCGACATATTCAAGGTAATTGATGTGGACAAGGTGATGTTTCAGGGACCGATCTGGACGAAGGAAAAGGAAACAGATGGGACAACGATTGAGTATAGTTGTCGGGATTATGGAATTTATCTGAAAAAGAATAAAGCAAGCTATAACTTCAAAAAAATGAAAGCGGATGCAATCGCGAAGAAGGTCTGTACAGATTTTGGTATAAAAATCGGTTCGCTGTCCTTCGGCGCAAAGCCGATTAGCCGAGTATTCAACGGTGTCAGCCTATATGATATTATCATGACGGCATACACGCTGGGCGGTGCAAAGGATAAAAAATATTACGTTATTTTTGAGGGCGAATTGATTTATGTTCTGGAGAAAGGAAAAAAGGAATGTACCCCTCTGGAGAACGGCGTGAACCTGTTGACCTCCAGCGTCAGCGAAAGCCTTGAGAGCATGGTGAACCGAGTTCGTGTATACAACAAAGAGGATAAATTGATAAAGGAATTCAAGGAGGATAAGGATATAAAGCTATATGGATTTATGACTGAAATTCTCAGGATTTCCAAGGACGATGAGGATTTTGCGGAAAAAGCAAAGAAAAAGCTGAATGGTGTGGAGCGGAAGATAAATGTTTCAAATTTCGGGAACAGCCAGTATATCACAGGGAAAAAGGTTGTGGTAAAAGAGCCATATACCGGTCTTTCCGGTGTTTTTTTCATTGACGGGGACAGTCACACATGGAAAAATGGCATTTACACAAACAAACTGACGCTGAATTTTCAAAATTTGATGGATGAAAAGGAGAGTGGCCAGAATGACAAATGAAGATAATCCATACGGGAATTTTCTGGAGATAATCAGAAAGGAGGCACACGCTGACGGCGATGCGCCTTTTTTTATTGGAACGGTTGTGCAGCCGAACCCGCTGATTGTAAAAATCGGAGATTTGCAGATTGAACGGGAAAATATGAAGGTAAATCAGGCTTTGCTTGCCAGCTACAGCCGCCGCATGTCCATGGGAACGGCAGGAGCGACCGGATCAACAACGAAGGGCGATGGTATCAGCAGCATTGGGATTTCCGGAGGGACATTTACCACGCAGGACGGATTGAAAGCAGGCGAGCAGGTAGTGCTGCTGAAAAGCGGAGACGGTCAGCAATATATACTGCTGTGCAAGGTTGTTTAAGGAGGCGGTTTGATATGAGTACAAGCCTTTTCCCGTTTTTTGGGGATACGGTTACTACAGAAACAGAAGAGGAGTTTCCGCTGTATCGTGAGGTTGCTTGGGATTTTAAGAACAATATCCCTGTTGTGGAAAAAGGGGATTTTAAAATAGTGACCGGAAAAGAAGCAATTAAAACCTGGATATATAAAACGCTGAAAACGGAGA